ATATTAACATGAATTGTTGATATTTGCATTTTTCAATGAAGAAGGAAGCTCTGATATTCAATATCGGAGTAGGTCACACGAGTATCAGTATGTAACGGAAACCGTGGAGCGTACAAAATTGCACCATGATTATATTGACAAGCATAACAAGCTCATAGTCGATACGTTCGATATTTCGGACCGTGTGAGCGTTATTCCTAGCGATTGGATAAAATACACGCAGAACGATATTGATGACAGTGTAACGGCTAAATTTGTGCGCCATGCGTTTGAGGTATATAGAGACTTCGAAACGGAGACGCGTGACCTGTACAGCGCCATTTATTGCCATATGTTAATCGTTGGCAATGTTGTAGACGCTGACGTATTTAAAACCTATATAGACGACGTAGAGCATGAAATAAAGGACATCGATAGACTCATGCACGTAATGCAGAACACGGGTTACGATGCTGTTTATATCGTTGAGATACAAAAGGAAATGCACGACAAGTATAAAAAGAAACTTCACGACGTTAAGTGATAGGCAAAACAAAGCCCCGCGCGTAATGGTGTGGGGCTTCATTGTTGACATATGTGTTCTATAAATTGTATAATAGTGGTGCAGTATTATGAATGAAAGGACATTTTTATGAGTGATTATTTTGATTTACACAGGCACAATCATATGTCACATGATGCGATAAACACAGAGGAAGAATGCGCGGCACAAGCAAAGCGCAACGGCTACAAGGCTCTAGGTGTTAGCAATCACGGCACAATTGACAACATACGCCAGCACATAGAAGAGTGCCGCCGGAATGATATAAAGCCGATAGCGGGCGCGGAGATTTATTTACAAGCATACGCAGACAGCAAGCCGTCACACTTGTGCCTGTTCTGTAAAAATAGGCAGGGATATGATAACCTTGTCCAAATGTTCGCTGAGTCTATTGACGTAAATAATAAGCATGTTATACCATTCGCAACGCTTGCGAAATATCATGACGGTCTAATATGTACAACGGCGTGCCTTGCCAGTGAAATCGGTCGCGAACTTTTACGAAATCGATTCGGCGCAGCTGGTAAAATGTTGAGCCGTTTGAAGTCGTTGTTTTATGATGATTTATATATAGAAATCATCCCATATAATTGCGACAACCACGGAACGCAGCGCCGTGTTAATATGCAGCTCATGCACCTAGCTGAATGCTATGGCGTGAAATGTATTATAACATCAGACTCGCACGCCTGTTATCGACGTAATAACTATCGTTGTATGCCGAACGCGCATGAAATATATAAACGTTTCGCCACTATGTTCCACGGCGTCTCCAGCGCGTCATATTCGACGTATTTGGACATGCTGGATAATTTGGACGAGCTGGCGGGTAAAGTGTCTTATTTCGCCATATAACGCGCCACAGACGTATATACGCAATAAAGGAGCAGTATTATCATAATACTGCTCCCTTTTGTTTACATTGATATAGCTGATACCAGCGCGCCTATCATGCTTTTGATTTCTTCTTTGCTGTAAACGATGAACAAGTCATCAGACTCAAAATCGTCCGGCGTATAATCATCGGTAACCATGAAATCACGCTCCGGGGTCTCTTCGTATTTTTCTTTTGCACCGTGCCGATAATAGTCATAGTCATATGCGTAGCTTAATGTATTATCGCAATTCAGTATCGGCGTCGTCAGTACGTTCATGAGCGCCCGGAAGCCTTTCTGGTCTTCATTCATGTAAATGATAGACAATGATGACAAGGATAACGCCAAACCATCAGCGCCAATACGTAACGTGTTCGGCTTTGTCAAATCATTGCCCCGCATTATAAGCTTATTTTTTACATGTGCATCCACCTTACTAAATACAGTACCGTTCGGCATCGTTTTGAGTTCTTCGATTGTCACTAATTTCATATTGTTCTATCTCCTTTTTTGTTTTGTATTTTCTTTGTTGTGATTATCGTATCACTTCTGGCGCGTGTTGTCAATCTTTTTTTATAGTTTATATATAAAAGTGTTGACAATGTTAAAAAGATGGCGTATGCTATAGATAGAAAATAAAAAGAAAGGAAGTGTTATGATATATGTGTTATTTAATCACAGACAATCAGAACTATGTACAGGTCTGCAATGATAAGGCATGTGTTACAACGGACGCGATGAAAGCGACGACATGGACATCACGCGAAAAGGCGACCAATTACGCTATCACATTGCCCGCGCTTTTGCAGCGGTATGACTGGCATGTTGAAAGCGCAAAGGCTGCCATTATGTCTTACAGTGTCAACGCCACCGCCGTTGATGATTTTGCGAAGGAGTTGGCGCACATGGTGTCACGGTTCGAGGTAAAATTATCCTTACTGCAGAAACAATTGAGCATCATGGATTTGGAGCGCTCAGATATTGAACACTTTATCGAGTTCAATGAGTTCGACGAAGCAAAGGCGATGGAGTTATGCACACAATTAAACGAAAACGCAAGACAACGCCGCCAGATTAAAAACGAGATAGCTGAGATAGAGTGCTTGTTTGCTCATGGTATCAATTCGAAGAACGTAAACCAGTTGGCTGATAGGCTTGACAGTTTACACAATCGACAGTATTCCGCGCGCGTGTTGCCTGATATGTTCGAAAATTAAAGCCATGCTCATATATTGCCAAAGCCCTTGTAAAATGGTATAATAATGACGTATATAAAAGTAAAGAGGGGGTGCAATATATGAGCAATAGTTCTTTAGTTTGTTATACTTTATTGAGTCCGAACCACAGCGGGGCACGTACGCACGCAATTGACCGGATTACACCGCATTGCGTTGTTGGTCAGCTGTCATGTGAAAGCATTTGCGGATGCTTTACAAGCCCGACGCGTCAGGCGTCTTGCAATTATGGTATCGGAAAAGATGGACGTATCTCTATGTCAGTAGAAGAGAAAAACCGGTCTTGGTGTTCGTCTTCGAACTCAAACGACCAGAGAGCCGTGACAATCGAATGCGCGTCAGGCAAAGCAGAGCCATATGAAATGAATGACGCTGTATACGGTTCACTTGTTGATTTGTGTGTCGATATCTGTAAACGAAACGGCAAAACACGCCTGCTCTGGTTTGGTGATAAGGGCACAACGTTAAACTATGAGCCTGCACCGCATGAAATGGTGCTGACTGTCCATCGTTGGTTTGCTAATAAGTCATGCCCTGGCAATTGGCTCTATGCCCGCATGGGAGACCTTGCAAACGCTGTAAATGCTAGACTGAACAACGCAGAAGTAATCGAGCATGGTTTACAGGCGTCAAGCCTTGCAAATCTGACGAGTGAGCAGGTTATTGAAAAGGTTGGCGCATACTTTACAGAGGACAACAAGAAGACGGGCGTATTGGCTTGCGTGAGCATGGCGCAGTGCATTCTTGAGAGTGGCTACTGTAAAAGTGAGCTGGCTGTAAATGCAAACAACTTGTTCGGAATGAAGAGAAACCTGTCCGGCAATAGTTGGGCTGGTTCTGTTTGGGATGGTGTATCAATTTACACAAAACAGACGAACGAAGAGGAAGACGGCAAGGTCATCACTATCACGGCTGATTTTCGTAAATATGCTTGTATTGAAGACTCTATCGAAGACCATTCCGCATATTTGCTGAACGCAAGGAACGGCAGCGCATATCGTTATGCGGGTCTTAAGAATGAGACAGACTACAAGAAAGCGGCGCAGATTATCAAGGACGGCGGATACGCCACAAGCTCAACATACGTACAGAGACTTTGCGACATTATCGAAAAGTACGACCTGACGCGCTTTAACGCGACGACAAGCGCCGGAACAAGTGCAGGCGGTACAACAACGCAGGGCACAAATACGCTGCCTGCAGTGCCATTCTGTGTGCATGTGCTTATTGATGACCTTAACATCAGAGACGTTGCAAGCATGAAGTCAAACGTAACCGGACACACCGGAAAGGGTACTTTTACAATTGTGGAAGTGCGTGACGGTTGGGGCAAGCTGAAAAGCGGAGCCGGATGGATTTGGCTCAAGAATCCGACCTATTGCACTGTATTGAATACGGTCTACAATGCTGTAGAGTTTAAGCCGTACGCTGTACGCGTTGACTGTGATGACTTGAACATCCGTAAAGGTCCGGGCACGAACTACGGCAAGACAGGAAAGCACACGGGCAAGGGTATTTTTACAATTGTCGAAGAGAAAAGCGGCACAGGGTCAGACAGTGGATGGGGCAGGCTGAAAAGCGGAGCCGGATGGATTTCACTGGATTACGCTGTAAAAGCCTAAAGCCGTAAGGCAATAAGATTGGAGCATAGTAACGGCATTTCGTTACTATGCTTCTTTTGTGTTGAATAGTGTAGAACAATAACGAAAAGGCGTTACTTTTCGGCATTTGTGTAGAACATAAAAAAACGCAGTAACGAAATACCGTTACTGCGTTATATCTTTACGCGATTGGGTTGCCGTCTTTGTCTACAAACTCAATACGTAAATCGGCTCCGAATGCTTCTGCAATCTTTTCAAGTTCTGACGTTTTGAAAACGTTACGGGAATGCTTCGAAGTCATGTTCGATAATGTCTGCCCCGTTCTTTCTGCAAGTTCTGACTTTTTCATGTTGCCGCGTTTAATCCTGCAAAGGTCTATATATTCTCCAATGTTTGTGTACATAAATATCGCCCACCTTTCTTTTGATAATTCTATTATATATGATTTTTTGAAGTATGTCAACAAAAATATAAACAAAAAAAAGGAGAGCAATAACGGATAATCGTTATCGCTCCCAAACAAAGGAGAAAACATATGGCTGCTCATACCATATCTTATTGTATACTGTCTTGCGTTATTTGTCAACTACTTTACGTAGTAAACATGCCCGAAAAATAACACGACCCGCATACAAGGTATCTATATACAAATAACAGAAAAGAAACTAGATAATTGCTTTGCCTGTTTCTTTGTCAATGAATGAAATTTTAACATCAGCCCCGAACGCTTTTGCAATCTTCTCTAACTCTGATACTTTGTATGAGTTTCGATGCAGCTTCGCGTTGAAGTTCTGCGCGCTCTGTCCTGTTCGTCTTGCGAGTTCTGCTTCTGACATGTTACCACAGCGAACCTGACAAAGTTTTATATATTCGCGGATATTTGTGTTCATTGATATCACCTCGCTTCATGATTGTATGATTGTATGATTGTATGATTGTTCTAAAATCATTATAATTTCTTTTATTTGTTTATATTATAGCATAATGTCGTAATGCTGTCAACATATAAGATTATAAAATATAGAAATATATTTATATTACTCGTATAAGTTTCATCTTGACGAAATTACGACGCAGGCTATATAATTAGATTACGCGCCGCGCGTTGGTGTGTTCTGTAAATATATATGCTTTTGAAAACTTCAAAAAAGTATTGACAGTATGGAAGATATATGCTATGATAATCACAACAAAGGAAATACAAAACAAAAAAGGAGATAGATAATATGGCAGCTAATGAAAAGAACAGAATTATCGAGCAAGTGACAAACGATTATCTGGACGGGTTAGATATCGAGTTCCCGCCATCACCGGAGACCATCGAGCATGACATTCTTACGAATGTTAATAATGAGTTCGACTTGGTAAAAGGTACAATGGGAATCAAGTGGGGACGCTTGAACGCGCTGACAAATAACCAGATATCTAATATCATGTTGAGACTTTACAACATTATCAATATCAAATTCGCAGGCGATTTATCAGACGACGCGAACGCCGTCCTTGCAATTTACAAGGATAGCGGAAAGAACGAGGGGCTTTACGTAAGAAACGAGCGAGAGTTCTCAAACATTGCTAGAAGTTTAAATCCTGAGCTTTCTTCCAAAGACGCGCAGGAAGTCATCGCACTTTTACGAGATAAGGCGCCATATAAAACGCCTTGCAACGATAAGGACCTTGTGGCTGTTAATAATGGTATCTTTGACTATAAGACAAAGAAGCTCATGCCGTTTGACCCGGAGTTCATTTTTACAGCAAAGTCAGAAGTAAACTATAACCCGTTTGCACAGAACATTGTTATCCATAACGAAAAGGACGGAACGGATTGGGATATCGAGAGCTGGATTGATGAACTGACAGACGATGATGGCGTAAGAAAATTACTGTGGCAGATTATCGGGGCAGTTGTTAGACCTAACGTACCATGGGACAAGTCAGCATGGTTTTACTCTACAAAGGGTAACAATGGTAAAGGTACATTTTGCGAGCTGCTTAGAAATATCGTAGGAGAAAACGCACACGCAAGTCTCACACTTGACGAAATGAGCAAAGACTTCATGCTTGCTCAGTTGATTGGCAAAACGGCTATTATTACAGACGAGAACGACGTCGGAACATATATCGACAAGGCGGCAAACTTCAAGGCAATCGTTACGGGCGATGTTATCCTCATCAATAGCAAATACAAGCAGCCTATCGCGTACAGGTTCAAGGGCTTAACCGTTGAGTGTGTAAACGAAATGCCAAAAGCGAAAGACAAGTCAGGCTCATTTTACAGACGTCAGATGTTTATTCCGTTCGATAAGTGCTTTACAGGTGTCGAGCGTAAATATATCAAGGATGTATATTTAAAGAACGAAGAGGTGCTGGAATACGTACTGTATAAGGTATTAAATACAGACTATTATGAGTTTGATGTACCGCAGGCATGTGAGGACGCTCTTGACGAATACAGAGAATATAACGACCCTATCGCACAGTTCTGGTCAGAGATTAGGGACGAAGTTACATGGAACCTCTTGCCGTTCAAATTCTTATACGAGCTTTATAAGAAATGGTTCAGCGAAAACAATCCAGCCGGAAGCCTGCAGGGTAAGCAGACATTTATCTACGACATTCGCGAAGCGATTGACAAGGATGAAGAGTGGGCGACGACACAGAAAAAGAGCAAAGTAAGAACACAGAACTACATGGACGCAGAGGAACAGCTGGCATACGATTACGATTTAAAAGAATGGCAGAACTTCGCACGTAAAGAGAAATACGAGGGCGCGGTTCGTTTGAATCCTACTAACTCACCTGTACCGGTAACGCTTTGCAACTAGAAGCACAGACAACAATAATAACGGCGGTGGCAATGATACCACCGCCACCACAAAGAAAAGGAGAACTATTATGATTAGAAGAACGGTGGACGACTTATACGATGTAACTGTAAACAACAGGGTGCGCTTTTGCTCCGCAACGCATTACAATATCACATATGACGAGGTCGTATTACTCTTAGACGTTTACAAAAAGAAATATCCAAACAACCGCGTATACTTGGAACAGTTCGAATACAATCCGGCGAGCCGTCTGGATATCGTTGTAGAAGCGTAAAGAGTCCCTCACGTATATAAAACATGGAAGCCGATGTCTTATGCATCGGCTTTCTTATTGTCTTTATAATGCCCCTGCGTGCGCGTATTCTGCCCGTATCGGCGTTGTATGCCGTTATGTGGTAAATTGGTCGGGCAATATATAAAACGCCTTAAAAATCGAAATACGGCGCATGAGGGTGCTTGCTGGTGTCTGCTGGTGTTGCTATCGTGGCAAATGTGCGGAACAATAAAAGGGCGCAACAGATACCTCATATATTATTATAATTTACAGGAAAGACAGCTCTACAGCTGTCTTTTTATTGCTTAAAAATAAAAGTAAAATCATTTACAAAAATGATTTTGCGCCATTTCATTTCGGTCGCGTGCGTCAGCACGCTGTGCGGAGCACTGCATAAGAGGGGGCTGTCAGCTATGCTGACCGCGGCTGCGTCACCCCCTCTTATGCTCTTTTTCTCCCTTGTAAATATTTTGCCGCGTGCGTATTGTGTTGCGTAAAATAGTACTGATATATGCACCGAAATTGATGAACAACACCGAAGAAAAAGGTCACGCCTTTTGTGTTCATTTTGTACACTTCGTCACAACTTTTCCAGAACCCGCATAGATACTGGGTTTGCGGGCGTGATTTTGTACAAAATGTGCGGGGCATGTGACGACGTTTGTACATTGGTGTTTTTTCGTACATTTACAGGGGTATGCGACGGAGCATGACGCCGGAAGCGCTCCAGCCCTGTAAATTCGTGAAAAAAGTGGCGACAAAATGGGCAAAAAATGCCCGCTTTTTGGGTGGGTTTCGGGTTTGGTGTGTGTTTCATGGTGTCGCGGTGCGTTTTTGTGTCATAATATGGGCGAAAAATGCGCCATATTTATTGCATAAAATGCCCGCGGTGTTATGCTGTGGCATTTTTGTATATAAAGAGTGTCGAAATTGTGGGCGAAAAATGCCCGAAATTCGACACAAAGCAACACCGCGGAATTATGTAGATTATTGTTGAAAAATATGCAATATATTCAATATAAAAAATATTTTTAAAAATTTCAAAAAAATATTGACAGTGCTACAGAGGTGTGGTAATATAATATCAGAAAGAAGAAAACAAAAAAAGAAAGGCGCGACGGTGGTCGCGGTACAGGTATCAGCTATGAGACGAAACTCTATCGAATTAAACACAAAAGGAATATTAAAGGTTACAACAAAAAAAGACATTGCAAAAATTTGCACGTTATTGAATGAGTGCAATTTGGATGACTTTAAAATATGTAAAAGCGAATTCAATAAGGCTATCGAATCAGATGAGTATGATTTTGAAACATTAGCGAGGTATGTCAATTGGTCATTCAGGTCGATAGAATTCTTCGGGAGCGACTTTTACGGCGGTTATTTAGATGAAACGATTATCGATTACAACGAAATGCATAGAAAAATGGCAAGGATAATCGAAGACAACGCAGTCGATAAATTCATCATCGTAAGCCATGACGAAATGCGAAGCGCTTACAACATTATGCGCGAGCGTTACGGCGCGAACGCGTTTACAGATGCAGTAGACAAGGCAGAAAGCAAGCACATGGGCTATAATTTGGATGACCTGAGCGACGTCTTGAACACGGTTATGATGTGGGATGATGATGCAAAAGCATACAACAAAGAGCAGTACAACGATATTGACGCCGAATGTTTTGAAGACCTTCGCGCCGCACTGTAAACATAAGAAGAAAGAGAGGACGAAAACTATGACGAGAGTACCGGAGTGGATTTTAGACGAAATGGAAAGCGAAAACAAACAGGCTGACGAGTATGATTATGTAACATATGAAGAAGCCAGAGCCAAAAGCATGTAGACTGTTAAACATTTACAAGGGTGAGGGGCGTGACGTTGTCACGTCTCTTTTTTGTTGTCTGCGTTTTGCAATTAGTAGCAACACGGGAGCGACATTTACAGCGGGGCTGCGTCCCTTTTTTGCTGTGTACCTTTTTCTGTTTTGTGGGTATGCGGTTGTAAATGGTTATAAGTTTACAGAAAGGGACGGCGGGGGTGTTGTTTGGTGTCGTTTTGCGTATGCTTTTCATTATTATTCAACACTAAACATGGGCGAAACAAATCTCCGGCACTTTTTTGAAAGCTCCGGCACTTTTTTGTTTTGAAAAAAGGGACGCAAAAAATCCCCATATATGGGCGTTTTTTGGGCGTTGTCCCTTTTGTCCCTTTTTTACCCCCATTTTTGAAAACTTTATAGGATTTGTTTTAGGTTATTTCTATATATATTTACAAATAAAAAAGGGACAAAAGGGACAGAGATAAAATAAGTATAGAAAATCAATGAAAATGCCTGTATTTTCGTGTAAATTTTGAAAAACTTCAAAAAAATATAGTCCCTTTTTGTGGCACTTTTTTAAAATAAAAAAGGGACAAAAGGGACAAAAAAGGGACGCAAGGTGTAACAGCATCAATCCTATTGCGTAAAGGTATATCCTTACACGCCTGTACACGTCTATAAAATCGTTGACGCTTGCGCTGTTTTGTTGTATAATAGTATTAGAAAAATGCGAAGGAGTGTGTTATTTATGATAGACTGTACATCGGCATACAACGCCGCGCGCGTGCTGCTTGATGATGATAAAATAGATATCGAACTCATGACAAAGATAGGCTATGAGTGTCCGGCGTTTACGCGTCTTGTTTATATGTCTCGCGACAATAACACCCTGCTTCTTCTGTTAAAGTCTTTAGAACGGGCAAACGTGGACGTATACAAGATAGAGCGCGGCTTGCGTTATGCATTAGGGCAAAAGGTTGTATATAACAATGCAACGCTGCAGAAAGCCGATGACGCTGATACATATAGCGAAGCAAGCGCGCCCGCTCCTGTACACGATGACAACGCGGCTGCCTTTGTTCTTGACTTAGATAAAGAAAATATGCGGATGCTAGAGCATAAGCTCAATATCTTCCACACGATGACCGCGCGGGAGTTGTATAAGGCTTGCGTTGACAGGGATATCGCAAAACTATGCAAGGACAAAAAGAAGCCGACCCTGATAGCTGCTTTGCGTAAATATGAAATAGAACACGCGGCGACCTCTGGCATAGTTATTGAGGACAACGACGCAGACGCAGCAGATACCCATGAGAACGCGCCAGACGCCCCATATAGCCAATATAGTGCCATGACCGTACAAGAGTTATATGATGAGTGCAAGCAGCGTGATATGGACGTACCAGCGCGCCAGCGTAAGCAGATATATATCGACTTACTTACAAGCGATGACAATATAAAAGAAGCGCAAAGCGGTGACAATCTTGAGGATATAGATATGACAAACCCCGGCGAGTGGGAAATTTGATGAGGTGATATTATGAGAAGTAAGATAGTAAATGCAGCAACATACATGACGACGAATGTTGTTGCTGATGTTGTAAAAAATATCGTAAAGAGTTATATAAATACATTAAGGAAGAACCTGAGCAAAATCGCGACGATGATACAGATTATCATACCTGTAGCGCTGTCAATGTGTGCGATTCCAATTGCTGCCAAGGTGGTCCTGTCGTGCTTGTTTTTGTTCGTTTGCCGCGTTGTTCGTGAGGTGTCCGATAAAATCAACCACCGCTGTTTTGACGGTCTCCCTGTGCCGCGTGAACGCTTTACGCACGTAGATACGAACGGCTTTACAGAATTCACGTGCGACAGTATGCAGGACGTGCTTATGTACATGACAGAGCTTGAGGAATATTTTGAAGCAAAGGGCTTGATGAAATAATATGCGGGTGGTGTTATAAATGGCAGATATAAAAGACAAGGACGAAAAAGAAAAGAAACCAAACACCAGCGCGAAAGCTGATGCAGGTAAAAAGAAAAAGAAGCGCAAGATGTCGCCGAACTCATTGAACAACCTTATCCGCTTTAATGACATGACAAAGGAAGACATGAAAGCCATACAGATGAAGGGCAAGATAGCGAAGCAAAAGAAGCGGCATGAGCGTATGCAGCTGCAGAAATGCCTGCGTACATTGTTGGAGATGGATGTCGCTGACGCTGATAAGCGTGATATGTTGCTGGCTTTGGGGTTTAGTAATGACGAATTAACAAACCACTCCCTTGTAGTTACGTCGCTGCTTGAGTCGGCTGTAAATGGTAACGTCTTAGCAATCAGAGAGATAGCAAACATGCAGAAAGACCTCGACGAATTTGAGGACGGTAACTCACAGCAGTCGCAGCAGATTATCATAAACGTCAACAGCGTGGGCGATGCTTACGAAATGACAGACGAAGACGAGCAGGCGATACGCGATGCAGCTGACGAAGAAAACACTGGCGCGGATGACGACGATAGCCCGGAAGATACTTATGATGTAAATGAATAATCTACATTTTTGCGCGTCGTGTAGAGAATACACTCAGAGACTTCCCCGCGTTGCTGCGTTGTTCTTTTTTAAGTAATTGACAACGCTGACCGTAAATGCTAAAATAAAACACGGGGAGTATAATATAGAACGCAGGTGGGCGTGTTGGAGCTGCCGTGGCAATGCCGCGCAATAGCATACGGCGCGCTCATTTGTTTTATAAAATTAACGCGAGAGGTGATGACATAAATATGAATATAGATATTAATGTGTCTCAGCGTTTTATGTCATTCCTGAACGATTGGGATTATGAAAAGTATTTACTGATAGGGGGTTATGGTTCGGGCAAATCTGATGTTATTGCAACCAAGTTAGTACTCAAACTATTGCAGGAAAAACGTACCGTGCTGGTAACGCGTGCCGTAAAAGACACGATAAAAGATTCATGCTTTGCACTTTTTAAGAAAGTGCTGACACGTATGAACCTGCTGGCAGAGGGTACGACGTCCCGCAATAAATCAGGTACGAAAGTTGTTGCGATATCGTCGCCGCTAGAGCTACGATTCCCGAACGGGTCAAAGGTTATATTCCGAGGAACCGACGACACGGAAAAGCTGAAATCTATAGACGGCGTATCTATCGCATGGCTGGAAGAATGCTCAGAGATGACATACGACGCATACAAGGAAATCCTTGGGCGTGTGCGTGAGCCGGGTGTTACTTGTCATTTTATCCTATCATGCAACCCCGTAGGTAAAGAGAACTGGGTATATACTAACTTCTTTGTACATATGGACAACAAGGGCAAGGAGCACACCATACAGGACCCGGAGCAGCTTTATAAGCGTCGCACGATTGTAAACCCTACGAACGGCGTTTACTATCATCATTCTGTGCCGGACGATAACCCATTCCTGCCAGAGTCTTATATCAAGCGTCTGGATGAATTACGATTCACAGACCCGCGACTCTGGACCGTTGCCCGTTGGGGTCGATTCGGAGCGAATGGAATACGTGTGCTGCCGCGTTTCTGCGTCGCAAAAGACGCCACAACGTTCAAAAGAGCGGTCACCAATATTCCGGCGGCGTTTCATTTCTTTGGGCTTGATTTCGGCTTTGAGACGTCTTACAACGCATTGCTGGCGTGTGCTGTTGACGATGTACATAAAATATTGTATATTTATGATGAGGTATATATGAACCATATTACCGATGATAAGTTCTGCAAATTGCCTGAGGTTTTGCGTATCAGGTACCGCGCGGAGCGTTGCGATAAAGCTATCGCGGCAGACGCTGCAGAACCTAAGACGATACAGTTTTACAGGCAGCAGGGTTATTCGATGTATGGCGCAAAGAAATACGCGGGGTCACGTTTACAGAACACGAAGAAGCTCAAGAGATTCAATAAAATAATCTGCTCGCCATTGTGTACAAATACGATACGCGAATTGCGTGACCTGACATATAAAAAGGATTCGCGTGGCAATGCAATATATGACGTGTTCAACATTGACCCGCATACCATGTCGGCGCTCTGGTACGCTCTTGACACGTACACAGTGGCAGACCTTAAAGACATTGAAACGAATAGCCATACGGCTTAAATAAAGGGGGTATATAATTATGAAAGATGTACAGCAGAAAACACTGACAGCAGGCGAAGCAACGGCATTCGATATGCGTTTAAAGCGTTCGCAGTTCCTTGTAAAGAATTTCACGGATGGCAATATCAGGGTAACGCTTGGGGACAATGACAGCTACTCTATGATTGCTGCCAATTCTTTCGAGCTTGTCTTCAATAACATTGATAACAAAGTATCAGCATCGGCAGAAGCTACCAACGTGGTAACGGTCACAGCGGAAAAGGCTGGGCTGGTAGAAGTGTCAAGCATTGACTTTTAGAACTTGCGAGGTGTAAAGATTATGGACAATAAAAAATGTATCCCGCTTTATGGTCGTCTGTCACAGAGTGGCGGCAGCGGTATCATTCCGACGGGTACAAAAGAAATAAATATCACAGAGAACGGCGCGACGGAGTACGATGTTACACCGTACGCAAAAGCCGCGGTAAATGTTGATGTACAGAAGACAGGCAGCAAGGATATTGATATCACGGCAAACGGTACAACCACGGAGAACGTGCAGGACGTCGGCTCTGTAAATATCAATGTAAACGTACCAACGGAAAAGCCGACAGGCTCAAAGGCTTTTGAGTTTACACAGAACGGCAACTATCCTACAGACGTCGCAGACATTGCGACCGCTGATATTACTGTAAACGTACCGACCGAAAAGCCGACAGGCTCAAAGTCGCTCACGTACGCAGCAAACGGCACATATTCGGAAGACGTTGCAGCAGTTGCCACGGCAGATATCGAGGTCAATGTGCCACAGCCTGCCGGGTCTACAATAATCGACGTAAACGAAAACGGAGAGAGCGACCATGATGTCACGGCGTACGCTACGGCGCATGTCGTTGTAGATGTACCGAAACCGTCGGGAGCTACAACAATCAACGTAAACGCGAACGGCGAAAGTGACCACGATGTCACTGATTACGCGACGGCGCATGTTGTTGTAGACGTTCCGAAGCCGACAGCAAAGAAGACGGTCAATATCGTAGAGAATGGAACAACAACGGAAGACGTTGCGGATTTCGGCTCCGTCGATATCGTTGTAAATGTTGCAGGACAAGCGGTAGACAATTGGCGAGATATTTTTGAGAAATTTATCGCAGGCAAATTGCCGACGGATGAAGAATGGAACTTCGACACGAGTACTGTTCGAGCATACGCTTTCCGTGGTGCAAGATTACCGAAGACAGTTTCACTGAACAATGCAACAGAAATCACATTCAATACTTTTGATCAAGCTAGAGGTGTCACGACTGTAAACATAAATAAAGCAAGACGTTTATATACAAATTCTTTTTATGTGTGTAGGGATGTTGTGACAATAAACGCAGAAGCACTTGAGACAATCGATAAATACGCGCTGTGTAATTGTGATGAACTTGTAACATTAAATGCGCCGAACGTAACGACTCTCGCATCAAAAGCCATTTATCAATGCTCAAGAATTAGAGAGCTTTATTTTCCAAATCTTCGAAGCCTCGACTATCAGTCAATAGCTATCATGCAGTCGCTTGTAAAATGTACGTTCGGTGATGTCAGCATTAACAGTGACAATTTTGATAGAGCGCCGATGAAAATACTTGACGTAAAAACGTCATCATCTATTTACATCCCTAAAACTTTAGCAAATGCGCTTATCATTAGGGATATCACCGCAGTACCTACGATGGATAACACGGTCGCAGAGCTTAAAGCTACGCTCAATGTTTACGTACCTGATGACCTTGTTGACGCTTTCAAAGCTGCAACAAATTGGAGCGCATTCGGGGACAGAATCAAACCTTTGTCCACATATGTTGAAGCTTAAAGAAGTGAGGTGATATAATTATGGTGAAATATGAGACATTAGCAAATGGATTTGTAAAAGCTTATTCCGATGCCGGGTATTACATTCACGGTGGTACGCCAGAGGGTGATTACGTCACGGCGGTAGACCCAGCGTCTGCCGGACGCATTTACAAAGAGACCGCTACGAAAATCGAAACGACTGACGAGACGGCAACCGATGACGATGCCGAAGCCACAATCGAGGACTATCAGAACGCTTTGAAATATTTGGGGGTGAATATCGATGAAAAAGAAACAGCTTAACGCAAGCGTAAAAGAATACAAGAACGAAACGGCGGCGGCTATCGTCACGATTATCAACGCAATCAACGCGAAAGGACAGCGCAAGAAAGTCCTCGCAAATGAGAGCGTGCAGGCATTGCTTGCAAAATATGATATTGACATTTCATGATATCATGATATCATGATATCATGAAGCTAGGAAACTAGGGAAAGGAGTTAAAGCACCATGGTAAGTACAAAAATAAAAAACGTGAAGACTTTACGGAGTATGTGTATCGAACAGGCGAACGCGTCAAAAGATGATTACTCTGTCGGTGTTGCGAATGGTGTGGAGTTGGCTCTTGCACTGCTTGAGAAGCGCGAGCCGAGCCTTATTTACACACAGGCGAACACACGCACAGTCACAGCTGAAAACGCCGCAAAAGAGCCACAGAGAGGGCGTACAGTGGCATCAGGTATACGACGTAAAGCCCGTTGACGTTTACGGGGTGAATTTACGAAATGCGAGAGATTTTATTAAACACATACAACATAGCGCTGCCGATTGTGCTGGGCTATATCGTATGGCTACTGAAAAAGCAGAACGAACGCAGAGACGCAAACAGCAAAGGCACGATGATACTTTTACAAATCCAGCTGATTGCGTACCATGATAAGTATTGCAAAAAAGGCAGGATGCCCGCGCATATCTATAAAAACTTCTGCAACGCATATAAGGCATATCACGAACTTGGCGGCAATGATATGGTAACACATATGAAAGCCGATGTAGATAAGTTAGATATATGCGAGACTGCAGATGATGAATGATACACATTAAACCACATTAAACAACATTAAACAAGAGAGGTGCAAGATTATGGAACAGATTATCAGTTATGTAAAACCGGAGCTTATTGTCGTTGCTATCGTGCTTTATTTCTTAGGCACATGGCTCAAGAGTTCGAACGCCGTACAGGATAAGTATATCCCACTCATTAACGGCGCTGTAGGCATCGTATTGTGCGGTATTTGGGTCCTTGCTACGAGTAGCCTTACAACTGGGCAGGCGGTCGCGTTAGCGGTCTTTACGGCGATTGTACAGGGTGTACTGGTGGCAGGCTTGAGCACGTATGTAAATCAGATTATCAAGCAGATGAGCAAAGACGAAGACAAAGGCAAAGAATAAAACAAAAGGAGCAACGTTATAACGTTGCTCCTTTTGTTTGTTTGCGTCAACACAGCATTTTGTCCAGCATTTCTTCTTTGTGTTGTCGTAATAGTTCCACGGTCCTTGCTTCTATTTCTGTACATTTTACAACTACATCAAGCATGGTGACAATTGTATTTTGTGTATTCATATCTCTATGAATCTGAATTTTTTCACCGGATAGCGCATCCATTTGTAAATTTATCCCAGACTTACACCGCTCGACAATATCGGGCATATTCAAATCCAGAACATAATACAAATATTTGGCGTTATATTTGTCCGGCTCTTTTACGGTGAGGGTTGCATACTTGCTACCGTCCTCAACGCGTTGCGCTTTGTCCAGATAAATCACCTGCCCGCGTGTTGCGCTTACCTGTACCAAAATCGTATCTTTTGGATATTCTTTTGATTTGTTGCACCTTGCAATGTCAAAGACGTCTCGCAGCCTTGCATATGTCCAGTTGCCCAAATCTATATTCATACTCATGCCCCTTTCATCCTATAAGCTTATAAGCTGGTCCCATAAATCTACAACTTCTTTCCATGTGCTACGGTCTGGACCGTTGCACACAAGTTCCGACTGCATGTCCTGCACTTTCTTCATCTCTTCTTTTCTGTCGTGTTCCAACTTTATCAGTTCGCTTGCAATATCTTTGATGTCGTAGCTTTCTCGTTTGTATTCGTGAATTTCATAGCGCGGGATATTGAGGTTGTAATCATTATCCTTGATGGTCTCATAATTGACAACCTTAGAGATTTCTTTCACTTCGCGCCTGTGGTTGTAAATGTATGCGATTTCATCTGCGTCTTTGTCTGTGATAACGTTGTACTTTTTCACTTTGGTACATAACTCTGACGCGTCAACAAAAAGGACAGTTTTGTCTTTCTTGTGTTTATTCAATACAATTATGGTTGTCGGTATGCTTGTGTTTTGGAATAAGTTGCCCGGAAGACCGATGACGGCATCTATAAGATTATTCTCAATGAGTTTTGTTCGTATCTTTTCTTCTGTGTTACCTCGGAACAGCACACCATGCGGCAAAATGAAAAACGCGCGCCCGGTATCTGATAACCTTTTTACAGCATCGATAACAAACAAATAATCAGCGTAACCTGTCGGCGGTAAATCATAGCCCTCAAAACGTTTGTCGCTCGCGTCTCGTGTCCAGTGCAATGAATACGGCGGGTTTGAGATAATCAAATCAGACTCCTCTTTTTCGTAGTTCTGTTTCATGTTGTTATATGTGTCGGAATCAACTACAGTGACACTGCTATACTTTTCCGCCTTTTCTATGATGTAAACTTTTGCAACGGTGTTCGTTACGACGTTCTTTTCTTTTACAATCGCATTCCTGTTCCTGAATACGTAATTGAGTACCAGTATCGGAATTACTGCCGTGGATAATTCCTCACAAATTACAAAACCATCGTGGTTATTATTTCCACACGCCAGCGACAGGCTGCCCGTTCCGCTGCAGATGTCTGTGAGCTGGTCGTAGTCGCTTGGCACAATCCTCGCAAGTAAATCGCACACGCATTGTTATTTTTTTTCAATTTACAAAAGCGACCGCAAATGCTATAATAAAAACAGATTATATTATAAAGGGGGTTTATGATATCATGAGCGAAGACATGGCGGTAATACGTAGCGTGATTGGCTTTCCGTATTTCCTTTTACGTAAAGAGATTTCGACGGGCTACAATTTATATACGCAAGAAGTTGCAAAAATCAAGCAGGCATATGTGAGCTATAACGAAGGCTCACGATTTACGACAGAGGGGTCGTCAGGTGATTACGTGCCGTCCCAAACCAAATACAAAAAGGCGAAGTACCTTATTGACAAAGAAGCGCGCTTTATGTTTTCACAGACGCCGGATATTAAGGTCACTGCGTACGACATTGACGACGTAAATACAAAACTGGCAGAGCAGTATCAGCGCATCGTTGATAAGGTTCTGGAAAAGTCAAACTTTTCCAGCAACTTGCTGAAAGCTGCAAAGGATTGTTTTATCGGTGGGCGTGTTGCTTGTCTCGTTGATTATTCAACGACGGACGGAGCTATGGCTCATTTTTACAGTGCATTACAGTTCTATTATGAGACCGACTACGGCTCTGACAAGTTGACGAAGTTCGTGAGCTTTGAGACGTTAAACGATACAAAATCAGAGTCAAAGCGCTTGTATCTTGTAAATAGATATGAGCTTATCGATAACATTGTTTACATGAGTTCTATTCTGTATGACGGGCGCGGCGTTGTTGTTGAGACGATTATCGCAGAACATGCGACAGAGTTGAAATATATTCCGGCGGTTGTCATCATCAACGATGGCACACTAGAACAGAAGCGCGGAGTCTCAGAGATTGAAGAACTGACGGAGTACGAGAGTACTTACAGCAAGTTGAGCAACGCAGATGTAGATAGCGAACGCAAGGGCATGAACCCTGTGCGCTTTGTTGTGGATATGAACAGCAAGACAACGAAGAACCTTTCTTCTGGTGCTGGCGCGTTTTGGGACATGAAATCAGAACAGAACCAGAACAACGTACACCCACAGGTTGGCACTCTGGCGCCACTGATGAACCATACGGAAGCCGTAAAGACCACGCTGGACAGAATCAACACGGCAATGCATGACGCGGTTGACGTGCCGGATATCAGCGCCGACGGGCTGCTGCAGGGTATTACCTCTTTTAAGGCGTTGAAGGCTTTATATTATCCGCTAGAGGTGCGCTGTAATGAAAAGCTCAAGACGTGGAAGCCAGCTATCAAGTGTATCATCGATACAGTCCTTGATTTTGCTTTTATGAATAAAACGGATGCGATGTCACGTTATGCCGTATCGTCTTTGGATGAGACTGCTTTTGTTGTCAATGTCGTTGAAAATTATGCGTTATTAGACGACGAGAACGAAGAGAAAGATACAGACCTGACAGAGATAGCACACAACACGCGAAGCCGTAAATCATACATGAAGAAATGGAGAAGCGACGAGCTGAAAACAGATGCACAAATCAACGCGGAAATTTTACAGATTGCGTATGAGAATAACCTGTTTGACGCTATGGCGGCAAATCCTGAACTCATGACAGAGATAAGCAGAAGAGGAACCAGCGCAGAAATAACAGAGCTGTTATCACAGATGAGCGCCGGTGATAGTTTGCAGGATATGTAAGCCATATTAGACACATAACGCCGATGCGTTATGTGTCTTTTACAGATATAAGGATGATAAGCTCATGCACTTTTTTACATGAAAAAAGGGACGCAAATACAAAAACGTCCCACAAAAATACCCGCTAAATCTTCCCATATATCGGGCGTTTTCGGGTTCCTGTCCCTTTTGTCCCTTTTTTATTTATACATATATATGTAAATAATAAAAATAAATATATAAAAGTTTTGAAAAAGACCCGGCAAAAAAGGGACACACGACCGTAAAAAGTTAAAATCTTCCCATATATGGAGAGATTTAGCGGGACTTTTTTACAGATGAAAAAGGGACACAAAAAAGGGACGCTGTAGCGTTCCGCGTCCTCTTATTGTAAAATCTATATTATTCAACATTAACCATAGGAAGCGAGGTATAACAATATGGCTGTATTAAAATTCAAAAACGCAGACGCGGTACGGCTTGCAATTACTCAGCAGCAGCAGAGGGATATCTTAGCCATGTACACGCAATTAGCTAAAGACATAAAGAAGCAATTGGCAACAATGAACAAAACAGGGATGCAGCGCGCAAGCCTAGTGCTTTTGCAGCGTAATATCTCTACGAGCATACAGATGCTCAATGACGATATAAAAAACAATATTGTAAGCAATATGCGTGTCGTTGCTGATAGCGTTGTAGAAGACGCGCGCGCGTTCTTATTGCGTGCAGGCTTTGCAGCTACTGACGTAAATAACGCCTTTAACTATGTGCCGCGTGATATCGTTCGGAGTCTTTATACGGGCAATATTTACGACACAGCATGGACGCTGGACAAAGCTATATGGAACAGCAATAAGAAGACGCAAGACACGATACAGCAGATTATCGCATACGATACCGCCGCCGAAAAGTCGGCGTATGATATTGCCACCGACATCGCGCAATATGTGGACGCGTCAAGCCCTAGCAATGTGATAAAGTCATGGCGATACGATAAGAACGGCAACAAAATAAATGACGCGTTCCGCTTTGGTAAAGTTGATTACAACGCGCAACGATTAGCACGCACAATGGTGAGCCATGCATATCAGCAGAGTTTTATGGCAGTCAATGAAAAGGACCCGTTTGTGATTGGGTATCGTTGGCTTACTTCGAACTTTCACGGGCGTGTTTGTCCTATCTGTACAGACAGAGCAACAAAAGACGCCTACGGGTTGGGCGCTGGAATATTTCCAAAGGATGCGCTCCCGATGGACCACCCGAACGGCATGTGTACATATGAAGCCGTAACGGATGACGATATGAACGCAATTGCGAAACGTATAGCCGATTGGTATAAAGCACCGTCCGGCACGTATCCAGATATCGACGCATACGCCGCCGATTTTTAATGTGTTTTATTGTTGACAATCTTGCGGTATTGTTCTATACTTAGTATAGAATTATGGTAATATTGAAAGGAGAACAGTATGGAAGTAAAAAACGCCTGCACAAAATGCGGATGCATTAATACCATTGATATCCATAGTCTTTTACGTAAAGACGTAAAAGACAAGGACGGAAACCACTACCGTGTTTTATATTTCAAATGCGAACAGTGTAAAGCAATCAACGTGGTACAGATTGACAATAATGAGACGCGGCAGCTCTATCGCACGTTTAAGAGTTTACTCGTAAAGGTTATGAAGAAGCGTGTGAAACATGAGACAATCAGCCCTAAGGATGTAAAGAAAAAAGACAAATACACGAAGACACTCTCTAAGCTGCGTGAAGAATTGAAACAGCGCACCGAAGGGGAAACGATGTACAATGAAGACGGCGGCGTCTTTGTTGAGCGTTTGAGCTTTGTAAGCAGAGAGGACAGGTGATGAGCATGGTATTATGCGATAACTGCAAGCATCCTGTTGATGATGTGAGGACGGACAGCAAATACATAAAGGGGCGGCGTATCGATATGACGTACCTTTATTGTAATAACTGCCATGCGAAATTTGTCTCATATTTTGACGATGACAAGACGCGCAAACTCAAAGACGATATCAGGCGCTTACGTGATAAAATCTTTGACCCTGCACACATTGCCACGCGTCAGCGTAATATGGCAACATTGGACACGAAGCAGAAGAAGCTCAAGTATTTAACAGACAGAGCAAGACAGAAATATATGAAATATTTTAACTAAAAGGGGGTTCATAATAATGGACGGAAACGCAACAAACACAGCCACAGGAACAACAGCCGACAACGGCGCAGGAACACAGCAGGCTGCAGCAAATAACGCGACACAGACAACAACAGCAGCCGCAGGAGCAGGCACAACAACACAGCAGACAGCGGCAGCCAATAACGCAACAACAAAGACACAGCAGGCGACACAGTCAAATATTGACGTTGACAAAGTGAAATCCGATGCCGTGTCTGCTTTGCTTAAAGAGTTAGGCTATGAGGATGTTGACGCGTTGAAAACTGTAACTACAAAAGCAAAGGCAGAAGAGGAAGCAAAGAAATCCGATTTAGAGAAGAAAGATGAAGCATTAACAGCAATGACGAGACAGCTGGCAACAGAGAGGGAAGCCCGTATCGTTGCAGAAGCAAAGAACGCGGCAATTAAATTAGGCGCAAAGCCGGAGCTTGTTGATGACCTTGTAATTGTAGCAAAATCAAAAGTAACAAAAGACAAGGATATCAATGCAGTCATTACAGAGATTAAAGACAGCACTGTCGGGGGTGTTTACTTTGTAAAAGATGATAACACAAACCAGACAGGAGCCGGAACGGTCACACGTGGTCAGGTTCATAAGAAAGCGACCACACAGCAGGCAGCACAGAACAACAACGCTGCAGACGGTGACGATGAAGCACACGCTGGAACAATGGCAGCAAGGCTGCTTGCTAAACGTAAGACAGCCAAGAAAGGCTATTATTTCAAATAAATCACATGGGGGTATATAGTTATGTTAAATAGAACCGGTGTAAAAAGAGAGACAATCGGCGCAGGTACTCAGATTCTTGCTGATGTAAATCTGCAGCATAGCGTCGGTATCGTTGTCAAAAAGGGCGAGGGTACTGACGTAAACGGTCGTAAAATCGTCAAGGCAGGTACTCCAATGAAAGGCAGCCTGCAGGCAAGGACAACAGAGTTTACAGTAGCTGCAGCGAGTGAGAAAGCTGTAGGCGTATTATTGCACGACGTTGACACAACAGACGGCAAAGCAAACGGCACACTGCTTGACTTTGGTTTTGTAGATGTTGCCAAGGTTGATAAGACTGTCGCAGCTACTTACACAACTGTAACAATGCCGAGCATGATTCAGCTGATTAAATAAGAAAGGGGGGTTTACTGAATATGAGTATTTATGATTTGATTATCAGTAGCGAAATCGCTGCGTATTGGGAACTGTTCACAGAACAGGACGCTCCTTACTTTGGTGAGGAACTTTTTCCAGATGATAAGAAATTAGGTCTGGAACTTAAATGGCTCAAAGGTTCGAACGGCTTGCCTGTCGTTTTGAAGGCGTCTGCATTTGATGTGGCTGCAGTACCTAGAGCACGTATTGGATTTGAGAAGATGAGCGCAGAGATGCCATTCTTCAAAGAGTCCATGTATATCGATGAGGAATTACGTCAGGAGCTTAATAAGGTTATTGAGTCCGGTAATCAGGCATATATCGATGCAGTTGTAAATCGTATCTTTGACGATGAGATGTCATTGCTCAGAGGTGCAGCTGCACAGCGTGAGCGTATGAGAATGATGGCACTTACTACAGGTACTATCGTAATGACGTCCAACGGTCAGATTTACGAGTATGACTACGGTATGCCAACAGCTCACAAGGTCAACGCCGTGAAGTCATGGAGTGACCCAACAGCGCCAATCCTTGAGGATATCCGTAAAGGTATCGCAAAGATTCAGGAAGACACAGGCGTCACTGTAAAGCGTGCCGTATGTTCTTCTAAGGTGTTCGGCTACATGAGAGCCAACAACGAAATCAAATCCTCAATCATGGTTATCACCAACGGGGTCGGCTGGGTATCTGATGCGAAGTTGAAGCAGTTTATCAAGGATGAGCTTGATATCGAAGTTGTTACAAACGACAAGAGATACAAGGACGAGAGCAACGAAACACAGCGCTATGTTGAAGAGGATATCTTTGTTATGTTCCCTGAGGGCGAGCTTGGTCATACATGGTTCGGAACTACGCCGGAAGAGTCTGACCTTATGTCTGGCGCTGCTGACAATGTCACTATCACCGATACAGGTGTAGCAATTACCACAATGCGTAAGACTGACCCTGTACAGGTTGAGACAAAAGTTACACAGATTTGCCTGCCTGACTTCCCGACCGCTGACCAGATTTATGTTCTTTCTACAGAACAGGGCTAAGGTGGTGAGTCGATATGGGTATGGTAACAGCAAGACGCGGCGAGCACTTTGTAAAAGTATCGCGTAAGACGTTCGAGAACTCATTATCGAAAATCGGATACGTAGAGTGCGGGGAAGTGGAAACACAGCCCGCACAGCGTTTATCTGATTTTGATATTGATGTAAATGACACAGCAAACACCGACACGGTGACCGCTGACCCTGTGGACACTGACACAGTGCCAACAGATACAGCAGCAACCGACACAGCAAACGCTGACACGGTGAACGCTGATGCAATCAACACGACACCTATTTCGGAAATGAATAAGGAAATGCTTTTACAGTATGCAAGTGTAAACGGTATTGATTTACAGGACGCAACAACGGTGCGGGATATCCGCAAAGTGATTCAGGCACATGTAAAAGCAAGCAAAATGCAATAAAGGAGCTGGTCGATATGGATAAACTCAAACTTTTAAGGTTCAACCTTAGGGAGTCACAGTGTCCATATTTCGACGACGACGAGCTGCAGATGCTTCTTGATAGAAACGCGGGCGACGTGGACGCCGCAAGCTATGAGGGTCTTATCATGAAAGCAGAGTCAACAGGCTTGAGCGTGTCTGGTCTAACGACAAAGGACAGCTCAAGCTATTTTAAAATGCTCGCGTCGAAGTATGTGGAGACTAATACGGGGGTACTGCTATGAGCATACAGAAATGTCTACAGGGTGAATTGCATAAGGTAACGCGCGAGATAAACCGCTACGGCGATAACTATGTTTTTTGGCGTGATGATGTTGATAAGTATGGAGAACCAACAGGCACCACCCGCAATATCGCGGATGTAAAGGGGTTATTTCATACGCAACGCGCTTACGTATCGAAAAACGTAAGCGACGCAACGACAACGCACGCGACAGGCTCCCCGATGATACTAGCACGCTATGACGATGCTAAGAACATAAAGCCCGCGGATTGGCTCACAATCAACGGCAAAACGTTCAAAGTTGTTGACGTAAACAATGTTATGGAGTACAATATAGTTGTGAACATTTCACTCGATGAGGTGGTTACGGATGGCAGGGATTAAGTTCGACGCCAATGATTTATTATCGTATTTAGATAACGCAAATGCAAGAGCAAACACCGCCGTAGAGCTTTACGCGAATGAGGGTGCAAAGGTCATGGAGAATTATGCAAAGCGTAATAGACCATGGACAGACCGAACAGGACACGCCCGCCAGCGGTTGCACGGATGGATAGAACGCACGCCGAAAGGTGTGAAGATTAACATAGGGCACGGCGTGGACTATGGCTATTATCTTGAAATGTGCCACCAGCGCAGATTTGAAATTCTAAACCCTACCGTAAACGCTTGCTCTGCGAAAATCATCAGCGGATATAAAGGGCTTTTAAAGGAGATATTTAAGAAATGAGCATACTAAGCAACATACGCGACGCGATACAGGATGACGGCATCGATTGCTTTTACCCGTCGCAACACGTCGGCAAATGTACAAAGGAATATGTTGTCGTAAAGACTGGCGGAACTGTCAGCGAGACAACTGTATCAAGCGAGAGACCTGTTTACACGCTTATGTGCTACGTCCCCGCGAATAAATACAGCCGCTTAGAGTCAATGATTTACGATGTAAAGCAGAGCATGAAAAAGGTTTTCCCTTTGGTGCGATATGTTGGAAATGAGACGGCAAGCTTTTACGATGATGATATCGATGGGCACATGATTAGCTTTCAGTATCAGGGCTGCCGAAAGGTAACAAATTGGTAACATAATGAAATAGCATATATACGAAATAGAATGGGGGTATAATAAAATGGCAAATACAAAGAAAAGAGCTGTCGGCGTTGCTACTATTGATGTCGAGCTGGTTGTAGTAAGAACAAAGGCAAAAAATGGCGACACCACAGAGATTGCTGTAGATACAGCGAACAAAGTAGAGGTAGAGCCGCAGACAGAAGACACCGACGCGGTCAAGCTTGTAAAGAAGAACAAAGTTATCGCACAGAAGTTGGGAACGTCAATCGTTACCGGAAACCAGATTACTTTGACCGATAACGTGTTTATCCCTGAGCTTGTAAAAATCTTTCAGGGTGGTACAATCACACCGAATGGGGAAGATAACAAATACCCAACATATACGCCGCCTGTAGCTGGTAGCACAGACAAGGGCGAAGTATTCGAAATGGATATCTATTCAGCTGTATACGATGCAGCCGGACTGATTGACAAGTACGAGAAGATTACATACCCGAACTGTCAGGGATTGCCAATCTCAATGAGTACGGAAGACGGTACGTTCAGGGTTCCAGAGTATACAATCAACTCAGCTCCGAAGACTGGTGAAGCACCTTATACAATCACTTATGTGGATGCATTGCCAGACTTTACATCTGCCGAAGCATGAAAAGAACAGGAGACGCCGCAAAGCGTCTCCGATGAATTGAAGAATGTTGACGTTTCAACGCTCAAAAAGAGCGCACGTACTACAAATAAATAGAAAGGAGATATAGTATATGAACTATAACGACAACAACAACAACGTAATCAACGCAGGGGGATATTTCGCAGGCTCTGTGCCTGTAAATACACCGGACACCATGGCAAACCCGCACCCAACAATGGCACAGGCACCGACACAGACAGCGCAGCACGTGCAGGCGGTAAATATGCCGCGAGTAACTTCTATCGCTGATTTACAGGCGTATGGCGCTGGTCAGATTGTAGAATTGCCACCATTTGCAGAGGGTCAGCCATTCTTCGCACGTTTGAAAAGACCGTCTCTGCTTGGACTTGTAAAGCATGGAAAGATTCCAAACGAGTTACTTGTAAAAGCTAATTCCCTTTTTGTATCTGCAGGCGCAGGCTTAGACCCTGACGAAGCCGATATGATGTCACAGATGTTCGATGTGCTTTACGTGTTAGCAGGTGAGACACTTGTAGAGCCAAGCATGCATGAATTGGAAGCCGCTGGCGTAGAGTTGACCGATGAGCAGCTTATGTTCTTATTTACATACGGTCAGCAGGGGGTACGCGCCCTCAGCAACTTTCGTACAGAGTAGCAAGGTCGAAAGCGTTATAGCAATGGCGAAGCAGTATGGTTGTCGTCCAAGTACTGTATTAGGACTTGACGACGACTATACTGCTTTTTGTTTTGATGAAGCATGTAATTGCATTGCGTATCATCTTATGAACGAAGAGGAAGCAAACTATCGGGAATTTGATGAGAAAGGAGAGATAAAGACAAATCATTATAAGAGCTTTTCTGATTTGTATAAGCAATTCAACTAGCCAGAAAAGCTCCAACGGGGGTGTTTAAAAAATGGCAATAAATGTGGGGAGTGCGGTTGCGTATTTAGAGCTTGACACGTCTAAATTTTCCGGCGGCTTTAAGTCTGCACTGACAGACTTGAAGACATTTGCCGACAATACAAGCTCCGTAAATACAAAAATGAAAGCCCTGTCATCATCATTCAGCAGCGTCGGCAGTACGCTCACCAAGAGCGTTACGACGCCGCTTGTTGGTATTGCTACCGCTGGTGTAAAGACGGCATCGAATTTCCAGTCTGCTATGTCACAGGTTGCGGCAACAATGGGCACAACGTCCGACAAGATACAAGACCTTAACAAGTTCGCGCAGAAGATGGGCGCGATTACGGCGTTTTCAGCAACAGAAGCGGCGGAAGGTCTTAACATTCTAGCTCAGTCCGGTCTTAACGCACAGGAGCAGATGGCAACACTGCCGAACGTGTTAAACCTTGCCGCAGCCGGACAGATTAGCATGGGCGACGCTGCATCGTATACGGTCGGAGCAATCAAAGGCTTCGGCGACTCTGTAGAGAATTCGCAGAAGTATGTTGACTTAATCGCAAAGGGTGCAACGCTTGCCAATACGAATGTACGCGGATTGGGTGAAGCCTTGTCCGGCGTATCATCAACCGCAAAGGTTTACGGACAGACCGCGGAAAGCACTACAAAGAGCTTGCTTAGATTGGCGGAACAGAATGTCACAGGTTCAGAAGCTGCCACGGCGTTAAGTCGTGCCATGATGGATATTTACACGCCTACATCAAGCGCAAAGAAAGCACTTGACGCGTTGGGCGTTTCTGCATATGATAGCTCAGGAAATGCGCGAGACTTTAACACGGTTGTAGATGAGTTGAACGGGGCACTGTCAACCATGACAGACGCACAGAAGTCAGCATATGAAAATACCATCTTTACGACTTACGGTATGAACACATACAACAAGATGGTTTCGACAACGTCCGAAAAGCTGGACCAGTTCGATAAGGGACTGGCAAAAGCAAGCGACGAAATGAACGGGCAGGGTTCGGCGGCACAACAGGCAAAAGAACAGCTCAACAACCTAAAAGGTTCCCTGACGCTGTTAAAGTCTGCCGTAGAGGGCTTGCTAATTGCGGTGGGTGATAGGTTTGTACCATTCCTGACAAATCTAGCGGATAAGGTCTCTGAACTTGTTACGAAGTTCAATGACTTATCAGACGAACAAAAAGACCAAGTTATCAAATTCGGATTGATTGCAGCTGCTATCGGTCCGGTTCTCCTGATACTGTCTAAGGTCGTTCTTGCCGTCAATAACGTGTTTACGGCGTTTAGTAGTATAAAAACACTAGGCGCAGCGTTTACGGGTCTTAGCGCGCCGATTATCGCTATTACGGCTATTATAGCGGCATTGGCTGGGGCTTTCGTATACTTGTGGAAGACAAGCGAAGACTTTAGGGATAAAGTCACAAGCATTTTCGATGACGTAAAAAATAAATTCGATACATTCCAAAAGGCTGTTGTTGAAAAACTCAACTCGCTCGGCTTTGATTTTGAAGACATTGGCGACGTAATCAAAGCAGCATGGGACACAATCGCCAACGTTATTATGTCCCCAATTATTACGAACGCGCTGGAGTTGTTATCGAACTCAATAGGCGACGCGCTTAATATCATCCTTGATATTGTCAGCGCAATTACGGCGGCATTTTCTGGCGATTGGTCCGGCGTAAAAGAATCACTCGGCAACCTTGCCAGTGATATATATAAACTGTTTCAGGAATTGCCATCGCAAATCCTGTCACTTGTCGGAGACTTAGGCGCTAACATTTTGAAGGCGTTAGGACTTGACGAAGCGGCAGCCGCGTTCCAGTCGTTCTTTGATACAATCGCGTCAGGCTTTGGAAGTGTCGGCGATTTCCTGACGAATCTCGGCAACAACTTAGCCACATTCTTTACGGAGATTATACCGTCAGCATTTGGCAGCGTGGTTGATTTCTTTGTAAACATAGGAACGTCAATCGGTTCCTTCTTTACGGAGACCATACCGAATGCAATCAGCACCTTTGTAAATGAGACAATACCAGCCCTGCTCGCGTCTATTGCAGCTTTTCCGGGCTGGTTAGCGGCACAGCTTGGCTATGCCTTGGGTTCTATCGTTGGATTCATTACAACGATACCAGAGCGCGCCACAGAGGGCTTGTCGATGTTGTGGACCATGCTGACAGAATGGTTCAACAATGTAACAACGTCTTTGATGACGTTTATAACGTCCATCCCGTCGCGTGTAAATGAGTTCTTTACGAACTTGGTTACAAACGTATCGGCATGGTTTAGCAATCTTGTAAACACAGCGGGCACGGCTGGTCAGTCGTTTGTATCGGCGTTCATCAACTGGCTCACAAGTTTACCGGGCGCAATCTCTCAGAAGTTTAATGAGATTGTACAGGCTGTACTGCAGTGGGGCAGCGATTTACGTAACAACGTACGGACGGAGTTCAATAACATTATTGACGATATTAAATCTATCAACCTGTACGACGCAGGTAAGAAGATTATAAAATCATTATGGAACGGACTCAAAGACATGTGGTCCAGTGTCAAGGGCTGGTTCGGGGGACTTTGGAAGAATTTCAAGTCAGGCTTTACGGCTGGATTTGGTGACAGTTCATCCGTTAGAGCGACAGCCCTGTCAATCGATGGAAGCCACCGCAACGGACTCAGCTACGTACCGTGGGACGGTTACCGGGCAGAGTTGCACAAAGGTGAGCGCGTATTGACAAAAGAACAGGCAGAAGAGTATAATAAAGGCAACGGCAACAGTGGCGGCGATACATTCGTCTTCTATAACACGAAGCCGGACCCGTACGAATACAGCCGACAGATGAAGCGTTCAAAGCGTGAGCTTGCTTATAATCTGTAAAAGTTTACACGTGGCTCATGGGTTTTCCATGAGCCATATTTTTATAAATTGAAAGGAGTGACAAGCCATATGATAAATGAGGTTAGAATAGGTCGAAAAGATACAGGCTGCATCATGCTAGTAATTGGCAACAATCCAGAAAAGGACTACAATTATGTATTAGACTCAATTGATTGGGACACGCCAGCCGTTACCCTTAACAGTTATAGCGTACCACATCAGGTGGGTAAGTTTTTCAACGGTGCAAGCATCGGAACGCGTAAGCCAGTTATATCCGGTTACGTTGTGGCAAACATGAAAGATATCGACACGACGGGGCTGACATGGGAAGAGTATTACAAAAAGCAGCTCGAACAGATTGAGACAAGCAAGGACCGACTTAACAAAGAGGTAACCATGAACGCAGATATGGAAATCCGTGTCGGTGATTATTCTTTATATGGTCGGGCATCATTGCCACCAAAATACGCCAACACAGAAGAAAAAAACAACGAGGTCATGTGCTATTTTGAGCTTAATTTTGAATGCTTCGCGCCGCTGTTCCAGTTGCGGCAGTATGTATCTGTTGACATGCCAAGCGCTGGAACAGAGTACACGATTGACAACACGGGGCAGAGTATTATCGGTATGGAAATATCATGCGAGTTCACTGGCAATGTTGAAAACCCTACATTTTTCAACAGGACACGAAATGAAAGACTAACAATCGAGAAGACTTTCAAAGCTGGCGACCGTATCAGAATTACAACAGACTACGGCGACGAAATGGTCGGGATTGTAGAGGGTAGCCTGACAAAGCGCGCGATATATCTGGCGTCTGTCGATTCTATATTCCCGAAACTCAATGAGGGGGCGAACCATGTACAATACTCAGCCGCGTCAGGTACAAGCAATATGCATGTAGTTGTATCATATTACCCATGCTTTTACACATTAAAGGAGATGTAACATGATTGATGTATTTGATAAGAATTTGAAAAAGATAAACACAATACGCAAATACACGCTCGCGCAGTACGTGGATAAATTCCGCGAAATTGGAACGTTCAAAATTCTGGCGCAGTTTGTGGATGAGAACCTCTATCTTCTTTCAGATGAGCAGTTCTATATCTTATTTGACGGGCGTATCTTTGGTCGTGTCGATAAGGTGTTAAAGGATAGCGATAGCGAATACGATAAAACGATAGAGATTACTGGACAGCTTGCGCCTATCTTCTTTACGCAGCGCGTAAACTATAAAACCATCACATACAAAGGAACCACAGCGAAATATGTCGGGGCATTGATTAGCCATAACATTCCGACAGATAAGACTGACCCTCGTTATTTGAAAATCAATGTGCTTTATGACAATGAAAGCTATCTCGATGCGAATTGCCGCCAAATCGAAAGGACAAAAACAGGCGGCTATATGTGGGACGAGATGCAGCTGGCACTTGAACAGGATAACCTCGGTATATTCTTTGAGCCTGATTTTACAACAATCGGGCAGACAATATCAGACGATGACGGCGTACAGATAGACGCGTGGAAGCTCGTGATATCGGCAGGAACGGACAGAACGCGCGGAAACGATAAAGGTAACACACCTATTATTTTCTCGCAGAATATAAGCAATATACAGCGTTCTACGTATGCTCTGCAGTCCGAAGATTATTGCAACTCTGCAGTAGTAGCCGGAGAGGGTGAGGGCGATGCCCGTAAGTGGTTTACGTTTGATATTAATACGAAAGAAAAGAAATTCGAAGCCGCCCACGGGTTCGGCTTGCGTGAGTTATATATTGACGCGCGTGACGTACAGAGCAAAGGCTCAGACAACACCACCATGACCGATGCAGAATATGAGCAAGAGTTACGCAAAAGGGCAGACAGCAAGGCGGTAGATGCTATGCTCGCAAAAGCGTACTCGTCTACGGTCATCACAAGTGATGAGCGGTATGTTTATAACCGCGATTATTACAAAGGCGATATCGTCACCGTTGTAGATAATGAGCTTGCTATCAGGCTCGATGCACAAATCACAAGCGTCACAAAGACGTATCAGGGTGTAAAAGAAATCATCGACATAGATTTCACCTACGGCAAGACGGAAGCAGATTTATTTGGCTCAAGCACGTCAAAAGGTTCCGCAGCGAATACAGCCGCAAAGGTTGGAGACATTGCCGACGATATCGAAATCACGAGGGGCGATATCGGCAAAATTTCCGACGATATGGAAATCACTAAGGGTGATATTGATGATATTAAGCAGCAGCTTGAGTCCGGCGGCGGTACTGGCACAAAGAACATTGTTGTAGGTGGTAAGGACAACAACGAGGGTACCTTTACACAGAAGAACGACAACAACGAAGAAATACTCAAGATTGACAAGGCAGGCTTTTATGGTGTGCAGAAGAATGATGATGTCAGAGCAAGATTTTTCGCCCTGATGTATGCCGCGTATATGTCTGCAATATCTGTAGAAGCAACGCGCAACGAATATCTTGACGATGACGGCATCAATATTGACCGAATGCGTACAATGTTTGCAAATGACACGGTAGAGATTGAGCGTAAAATATACAACGCGGATGCGACAGAGTCATCATCGAAGAAACGTAAGAGCATTACAACTTTACGCATGAAGCGCCCGACACGTGACGAAGCGTCGCTTGACAAGGCGGGTATCACTGATTACCAGTTTGACATTGACTTTTCACAGGTCACAAATTTCCGCGTACCATTTGGACAGTTATACGATGAGACGGGCTTTATCTTGCCAGTTGCGTTGCATGGCATACACAATGGCAAATATCGCATGGGTTGGGACGATGGTGGCTTATATATCCAGTCACAGTATGGCACAACAATCACAGATAAGCACTACTTTGTGCTGACCGATACACCAACGACGAACACAAACCCAAGCGGTTCCGGTTCGTCAAGTGGCAGCGATGGCGGTCACCAGAGTGGCGGGCATCAGGTCGGCGGTTCATCATCTGACGGCGGTGAATCAAGCTCCGGCAGACCTCAGGGAAATACTGACGATGGAACAGAATAACAAAAACGCATATCGGTACAAATATAGGGGGTGATGATATATGATGAAAAATGTACCGATATGCATTTACACATAAGAAAAATGGAGATGGAGCAAATATGAACAACGGAACAGAAGTACAGGACGTACTTATGGACATGCAGAGAGTGACAACGCAAGCCAATCGCGTAAAAGATAGGGTTATATTTGTGCTTGTTATATTATTGATAGCACAAACGTTTATGCTGTTGTCAACCAATGCATATTATAACAAGAAAATATCGAACATGACAGCCGTACAGACGGAAGCAAAAGCAAAGACAAAGACCGACCAGCGTACGGCTTGAATGTTTTGAAATGTTTTAAGATGTGAGACAAATAAAAAAAGGAGAGTAAAATGGATGATGACAGAAAACGAACACGCGACAAAATTAAAAACATATCGACAATAAAAGACTTTGATGATTTACGAAAATTAAGCGAGAATGCTCAGTTATTCAATTGCTGAGATGAAAGCGTTTTTTCATGTTTTTACAATTA